ATTTCTTCATTTTAATTAGTTTTATTCGTTATCTATCCCAAGCATTTCACAAATCCAATCTTCCTCGAACCATAGGATATCGTTTAGTTGCGTATCCGTCATGCCATCGGGGTATAAGTCCTCAATCATAAATTCAAAGTCATCTTCTTTGTTGTTATCAAGGATTAATTGCTTAGTGCTCTTTGCACCACTCCACGCTTCAAAGTTTCTTAAACTTAGGTTGTCGTTTACTATTTTCATCTCTTATTGGTTTTCGTTACCATACACAACAGCATAGCAACATAATTATAACTAACAGCGTCATTTCTAAAACGCTAGGGTTGTTGACATTATTATGCATTATCAAAATTAATTAAGTCAAACTCTGCACCCATATCTAGGAGCGCTTGTTGTAGTGCGATATCTTGCACGTTTGGTAATTGGTTTTCATTCATAATTGAAAAGGGTTTTTATTTATTAAATAGTGTACTCAATACGATTTTAATTTCGTGTACGTCTGATAGGTCTGAATAGTCCTTATCGAATAAGTCCTGCGCTATGTTGTTAAGTATTTCTAACATATCTATTTGTTTATTTATTAAAGTTTAGGGCACGGCTTTACACCGTGTCCGTTTTTTTCGTGTGGTCTCCACTTGCCCGAGTATCTCGGCGGGCTCGTATGTAGTCGGCGCTTATGCTCTCGCTCGGCGTCTTCGGTTGCGTTGCTCATCTGCTCGCTCGATGCGGTCAGAGTATGCACACTCTAGGCGGTCAGTCGATGCCATCGCTCGGCTAGTCTTTTGACCTTTGCTACTACTGTAAGTCTTGTTAGAGTACTCACGGCGGTAGCGCTTGTCGTGTAGTATGGTGTTTAGTACTTTCATTTCTTTGTTTGTTTCTTGTACTAATATACGCACATCACTTCGATAAAAGCAAATATTATCGACACTTTAACAGTAATTTAACATATCAGGCGATAAATAGACAATTGACGTTAATAGATGTTAATGCCCTTGCATATGTCAGAAAAAAGTTGTATGAGGGTGCAAATGCAAAGACTTGTTAAATAGTTGCAGAAGTCAAATAGTTTTTGTATAGCGTACCCCGTCGGGGGTGGCTTGGCGGGTTCATGGGTTCGGGGGGTGGTATTGTCTCAACGATTTATGTCTTTGCGTTTGTTAACACAATAAACTTGTTTAAGTCGCTGTAAAGTTGTATAGGAAAAACGCTGAAAGTTTTGACGGGTTGTCAGCATTGTAGAGGGCGGTAGGGTTGCAGATGCGTTTCGGTTTGCGTGCGCCAACGGCTGCATGTATGTATAATCCCCACGATCTGTATAGCTTAGATTTTTTTTAACACTTAGGAAGCGGTGTTTTCACTAAATTTGCATGTACTAATTCAATAGACATGACAGCTTTAATTGTATTTTCTGTGTACGCAATATTTATTATAGGTATGACGTTATGGTGTAGCGAAGAATCGTAGTGGAGGCACCTAAAACGTGCCGACCACGCAGATTCTTTTTTTAGGGCTTGACTTTTTAAATTTTTTGTAGTAACTTTGCTACGACTTTAGTCACAACCTTATGGCCAAAGGTCTTAGAGACTTTGACCTTGGTTGTTCAGAGGGAGATTACGTAAGTAACTTACAGGTCCTCCTACTATCGATTAGAGTCTTATATTACTTGTCTAGTATATGATAAGTAGTGACTAGGGCTAGCTATATACTTTAATTAAATACATATGAATAAATACATACTAGAGATCCTAGAAGACAACGAATGCCTTGTCGCCACTGGATTTGATGAAGCCATCATAGGTTTCAGTTATGGGTTAGAAACTAGAGCTGTCTACGATATAGATCAAGTTTTAGATATCCTTCAAAGAGATGATGGGATGACTCGTGAAGATGCTATGGAGCATTTTGATTATAACATTGCTGGTAGTTATGTAGGACCAAAGACACCGATCTTTGTTTACTGCACTGATCCAGCATATACAATAGAAGGTAGCGATGAGTGATCAAGAGTTTAAACTAAAAAACGTTTTAGAGAAAGATCAGATCAAAGCGTTACTTAAGGCACATACGAAAAGCCAGCTTCTAGAAAAAGCTATCGCTTGGGAGATCATGGCTGGACAATACAAAAAACAATTAGACGATCTTCAGAAAAATCAAGAGTCTATAGATAAAGAGCGTGTTGAAGAATTTTTTAAATTGAATAAAGATGAGTTACAAAACGAACAAGACAACAAAGAAAAGAGTTGATACTTTGCTTTCTAAGAATGCGTCATATCAGGCAGCTAATGTTTGTGTGACAAACTCTAAGACAAAAAGGAAAGAAATCAATAGACACTGTAGGGTAAACTTTATCAACCCTATAAAAGATATCGATGAAGAATTTTACTCACGTATTAAAGATGCGTACTAATGGCTAAGGCAAAAGCAAAAAGTATTAAGCAAACGATATACGCTTTGCGCAACGGAAAGAAAGTTTACTGTAGAGATCTCCAAACCTCATACCTTAATATGAGCAATACAGAAAGAAAGCTTCTTAAGTCTCTAGTTAGGAATAGAAGGAGGGAGCTGTTGCTTGCGTTTGTAGAAACTAACGCCAACTCTTTATGGAACGAGATATCTTTATACGATAAGTTTATGTATCTCTTTACGCAGAATGAAGTTTACAATATAAGCAGATACTATAACATTCAAGGCGATTATGTCTCTGGTCATATGCACCAATCGTATTAACATTATATGATTATATTTGCGATGTGGGCAAAAGAACGCAGCCATATCGACTAGGTTTCCCTGAAAGATATTTTACAGAGGGGGATGATGATGCTGGTTCTGATGATACACATGCAAGAAAAATGAATATACGAAAACAAGCATACAAGGAAGGGAAGAAGATCGACTTATCTAAAGTAGCCAAGCTAGGCATGAAGGTGAGTAAGTCTCCTGCACAGCAGGCAGCTATAGCTATTTCTAAAAAAGAAAAGGCTGGGGAGATGAAGAAGGGTGGCAAGGTTGCACGTAAAGCTTTGAGTGCTGCAGTAAAGAAAACATTAAGAGCTAAAGCTAAGAAGTCAGGTAAATCATATAGCACCTTAGTTAAGGTGTACCGCAGAGGCCAAGGAGCTTGGATGTCTGGCGGTAGTAGAAAAGGTATACCTATGGCTGCTTGGGCTATGGGTAGAGTAAATAGCTTTATTCGAGGATCTAAAAAACACGATACAGACTTATAAAATAAATAGATATGCCACAAGGACCAGGAACATACGATAGACCAGGAAGACCAAAAAAAGGAATGGGAGGACTTAGAGTCATGCCTAAGATGCCAGGTGGAGGACGCCTTTATGATTACATGAAAGCTGGGGGTAAACTACCTATGGTGAAAAATGATAAGGGCGAAATGGTTCCTTTCTATGCAGCTGACGATAAGGGCAAGATGGAGTACGGGGGTAAGACTATGGGGCATGGAGGTATGAATGATGGAGAGCCTATGCTTACTATTAAGATTGGTGAAGATGGGATGAAGTATGGTGAAAAAGGAAAGAAAGTAAAAAAGCAAGAGGGTAGTGATCCTGGAGATAGACCAAAAGGTGAGATATATTTTGACGCAGACGCTGCTGGTTTTTTCCAAGTACAACAAGGTCAGCAAGGAACGTATTCTGCAAGAGTTAAAAGTCCACGTGTAATATATGATTACATTGAAGAGAATGCAGGTAAGGAAGGTGTAGGTTTAGCTGTAGATGGTATTGACGAAGAGACCTTGATGAAATATGTTGGGCTACGAGGATACAAAACTAATTTTCAAGGCGAACCTATTGGAAGGGATGGGAGCATAATAAGTGAAGACGAGCTAGCAGAAAAGGGAATTTTTATGGATACTTCAGGAATGAATAAGGCTGCAGGTAGAAGATCTGAGGTCATGCATATTATAGAAACAGCTTTGAATACTGGGGATGCAGGTCTTATGGGGCTTGTTTTAAATCCTTATGCGGATAAAACAAAAAATGTAATATCAGGTGTTACACCTTATGGTATCGACAGAGTTGAAAATACACAAAATACTAAGGATCCAGAAACAGGAGAAGTAACAAAAAGAGGCGTTACTTTCCGTTCACAAGAATTTCAAGATGGTTATCGTGATGAAAAAACAGGAGATTACATAAGGGGGGGAGGCAAAACGTATGAACCATCTAAAATAGTTTCTGGACAAGTATTTGCTGAAGATCCTACTAAGACTGGACAAACTATAACTACTCCTGAAGGAGAAACTATTCAGGTAAAACCAGACGCTGTACAAACGCCAGGGTTCGGAGAAGGAACGTCAAACCCAGGACCAGACGCACCTCCACGTACAAGAGAAGAGGGCGCTGTTCCTTATCAAATGAATTTAGGGGGTAGACTTCGTATGGCTAATCAAGGTGCAAAGATGGCGGAACAAGCTAGACGTACTGTCTTTAGATTCCCAAGATCATAAGTACAACTGTTTATTGCGTACTCTTTGTACAATTTTGTAGTCTTCACCTTCTTCAACAATGATGTGTACCAAGGTTACTTTTTGAAACTTTGAAGTCTTCATTGTTACAAAATAAGCACCTGGCTTTGTAATATTGAAGTCTATCGTTTTGCCTTCTCTTATTAATCCTTCACCAGTAAAGTCTGCTGCTTCGTAGTTATATCCTTTGTAGTAGTTGTCGCTTAAGAGTCCAAACATCCACATAGAGTCTTCTACTCCTTTTAGAGTTACGTTAACGTTTGTTTCTTGACAGAAAAGTGTGCCGCTAAATACTAGGGCGAGTGTTAAAAATAAGTTCTTCATAGCTTTTATATATTTGTGTTTGATTCAAGTATATGGTTTTTATTTAATACGAGTCAAGTTTTTAAATGTTTTTAACAAATGAGGTACGGTAAGAAAAGTAAAAAATTAAAGGAAGGCGGTAAGCTAACCATGACAAACAAAAGTGTTAAGGTAGACGCCCCTGAAGGATATCACTGGATGGAAGAGTCTGGAAGATTTTACCTCATGGAGGGAAAGTACCAGCCTCATGACGGCGCTGTAGAAAAAGCTAAGTTTAAAGTTGTGACTCACCCAAAGAAAGGTATGATGGGTATGGTAGTAGGGCAAATGGCAAAGATGGCAGGCAAGACTTTAGAAGGAGTAAAAAAGTCTATGTAAATCTAAATAACGATTTGCTCTAACCCTTCTAGCTTCCTATAGAACTTTTGTACTGTCAACCTAGCACGCTGGGATATAGTGTACCTGTTCTTATAGTTTTTTCTTTCATGGAATAAAGCTTCAGAAAAAGACATCTCGTTGACTTTGGTTCTATCAAAGGCTTTTTCTATCCACCCACGTTTCTGTAAAGGATACAGAACTTTTTGTTTGAACTTACGTGGGCTCTGATATAACGCATCAGCCATATGGTCGGCTGTAAAAAACTCGTAGTCGTACATAAATATTAAGACGTTGATCTCGTTCATGGTAAGATCTGTACTGTTAGATATGTCACGTATAGCGTGTTTATAGTACTTCATATAGTTCTTCCCGACATACCTATCATTAAGATAACTGAACTCTCGTATCTTACGTCCTTTATGATATCTACTCATTTGATTATATTTGCTGTAAAAATAAGAATATGGGAACTCTTTCTGGAAATGCAATAAAAAATACTTATCAGGGGTTATTAAAGACTTCTGATTCGGCTGCTTTAACATCCTCATTAAAAGTTATAGAAGATGGTAGTGGAGTGGATAGTGCTTTATCACTTTCTACAGCAGCTGTTAAAGTTGAAACTTTACAGATAAATACTTTATCTGAGGGATCTTCTAACACAGTGTTAGTATGGGATAGCTCTGCTAAAACAGTCTCTAAAAGAGCCCTACCAATATTTGATCCCATAACAACTACTGTAACTGGCGCTTCAAATCCCACGGTCACAATAGCTGATAGAGCAGGCAATTCTACTGCAATTCAATTTGTTGCTGGCAACGGTTTGTCTATAACACAATCGTCAAATGTAATTACGATTGGAAAGGGATCGGAGACAGTTTCTACTGTTAGCGGGGCAAGCAGCCTTGCTGCAACTGATTCAGGTAAGGTTATTTATGTAGATGCTACTACTCTTGCTGGGGGAAGAATTACTTTACCAACATGTGCTGCTGGACTTTATTTTAAGTTTGTTCTTACAAGCGACTCAGGCACTGCTTTTAAAATATCTACTAGCGACCATGGGGCAGGTTCTCAAACACAATATTTTTATGGTACTGTAAGTATTATTAGCTTAACAGATGACGAGACGGCTTCTCAAAGAGTAACTTCCTCTACTGCCGCAGCTAACGAAGAAAATCATGATAACCTTTCTTTTGATGGGGACTCTGCTACAAGTGGAGGTGTAGTAGGTGACGTTATAGAGATTTTCGGAACAAGCACTACGGCTTGGTTAGTTAGGGCTATTTTAAGAACAACTAACTCATCTCCATCAAGTGTAGCAATAATAGGCGCTTCATAATGAGTAGCAAGCACGACGCCATAGAGGAGATAGCTGAAGTATTAGATACGTTAAATGAAATTATATCTAAGTACGAACTAGAAGATGACTTTGCATACATCTTCTGTTGTGCTGTACCTATAGGAGTCAATGTTTTTGAAACAGAATACACAGCAGGGTACTCTTGGAGCACAATGGGTAGAACAGAGTTTAATGCTATACTCACTATACTAGAAAACGCTTACCACAGCCGTGATGACGGAAAGTGGGAGCTATTAAATAATATATCACTAAATTAAAATTAATTACATATGGCAAACATTATTAGAAAAATAGTTGTTGGCCCAAATCCTAAAGACGCTATGGCTTACTATCTAGGCATGCGTGCAGGAGACGGCAAGGTGTCAGCTATTATGGAAAACGAAAGGTCTTTATACAAATACAATGTTCGTAGATACGAAGTGTATATAGAAGACCAAGATTCTACTTACCTTTGGAAAACGGTTGAGAATCAACCAGTATTAATTGAATATGACTGTAAATTTGAATAGACATGAATGCCGTATATCATTTTATTGTAAGTGTCCCAAAGAAATTTGAGGACACTTTAAAGGTTGGGGATAAAGAGATATTCCTAGAAAATAAATTTAACGAGTTTGAGCATAGGATCTCCTATGGAGAAATTATAGCTACACCTATGAAACATCCAGAGCTACAGTGTAAGCCTGGTGATACCCTTATATTCCACCATCACGTAACAACAAACCCAGCGTTAAACTTAGGAGACAAAAGGCATCTTGTTCTTTACGATCCAGAAAACGGAAGGATGAGTCAAGCAATAGCATATAGAGATAAAGACTCTGATGAGTTGCATATGCTTTCTGACTGGTTGTTTGTTTTACCTGTAGACGAAAGAGAGGATGAGGTTTCTGAAAGCGGTATTATAATGGAGCTTGCTACACAGAAAGAACTTGCTGATGAGGCAGAAGTATATATGCCTCATCCAGAGTTAGAAGCTCAAGGTGTAAAGCCAGGTGATATTATAGGTTTTGATAAAAACTCTGACTATAAAATAAAGCTAGATAATGGTGATGTTGTTTATAGAATGAGGGTAGATGATATAAGCTATGTCAAAGTTTACGACAGCGAGTGCAGCTAAAAGGCTTATGTCTTCTATGGAGCAGGCCATAGATAATATGATTAGTGAAATTAAAAAACCTGTTGATCAAGAAATAAATGGTAGCGCACGTAAAGCTGAATTACAATCTATAAAGCAAACTGCTATTGATTGTAAGGAGCTTCTTATAGAACGTCAGAAGCTAGAGCAGATGTTAAAGGATCTTTCTAGCAACGGGCAAATAGAAGAAGAGGCTGATTATAGTAGTGGCTTTGCAGAACGTTTTTCTAAATAATGCTTATCGATGTTAATGAATATAATGAACAAGCTGTTGGTATATGCCCCGATGGCACGCAGGGTAAAGTTATCACAATCAGTGGTCTACACATTATGCTTCCCGAACAACCAGCCGATTCCGATATTGCCTTCCACGACCTTCCGCAGGAGGATCAATATTGGAGGCGTCAAGAACTACCCAAAGAGCTGCTTAGGATTCGCAGTATGGACGAGTGGATGGAGGCGCCGAGCGAATTTAGAAAAAGGTTTCGTCCGTATATCGAAGAAGAATATAGACGTAGGCGTCAGGGTTTTTGGTTTTATAATAACGGCACACCTGTATATATATCGGGGCGTCATTACATGTTCTTACAGTGGTCCAGAATAGATATCGGCTACCCGTCGTATCTTTCTTACCAACGTGAAATCTATCTACACATGGCTGCGTGCGAGTCTGATCCTCGTTGTATCGGTCAGCTATATACTAAGTGTCGTCGCTCTGGCTATACCAATATCTGTGCTTCTGTTCTTGTGGACGAAGCTACACAGGTTAAAGACAAGCTTTTGGGGATCCAGTCGAAAACAGGTAAAGACGCTCAGGAAAACATATTTATGAAAAAGGTAGTCCCGATTTTTAAATCGTACCCTTTCTTCTTTAAGCCTATACAGGACGGTACTACAAACCCACGTATGGAACTAGCTTTCCGAGAGCCATCAAAACGTATAACAAAAAACAATAAAACCTCTGCAAAAGGTGAAGCGTTAAATACGATTATCAATTGGAAGAACACTACTAACAATGCGTATGACGGAGAGAAGCTGCATCTACTGTATCTCGATGAGGCAGGTAAGTGGGAAAAACCTACCGATATAAAGGAAGCTTGGAGGATACAAAGGACTTGCCTTATTGTAGGTAGAAAGATAGTGGGTAAGTCTTTGGTTGGTAGTACAGTAAATCCCATGGACAAAGGTGGTAAGCAGTATAAAAAGTTATGGGAAGATTCTGATCCGTGTATGCGTAACGCCAACGGAAGAACTGTGTCTGGATTGTATAGACTGTTTATCCCAGCTTATGATGCGCTAGAAGGGTTCTTTGATATTCACGGAGATCCTGTTATAGAAGATCCTAAGTCTCCAATAGACGGTATCGATGGGGAGGCTGTAGCTTTTGGATCTAAGACTTTTTTAAAAAACGAGAGGTCTGCTATGAAGACTGACGCTAGGGAGCTTAATGAGTTTATACGTCAGTTCCCGTTTTCTCCTGAAGAAGCTTTTAGAGATAGTATAGAGGGCAGCCTATTTAATATAGGAAAGATTTATGAGCAAATAGAAAACAATGACAACTTATATCCTAACCCTGTTGTTCAAGGAAACTTTGTTTGGGTAGATGGAAAGCGTGACGGGAGGGTTGCATTTAGGCCTATGGCTGACGGAAGGTGGAGGGTAGCTTGGATGCCTCCAGCAGAAATGCAGAACAAAAGAATTTACGAAAGAGGAAAGCTTGTTGCACCAAACCATGCTTTTGGTTGCGGAGGTGTTGACTCCTACGATCTTGATGCTACTGTTGATGGGAGGGGCTCTAAAGGTGCATGCCATTTGTTTAACAAGTTTAATATGGTGCATCCTTCTAATATGTTTGTTGCAGAATATATGAGCCGACCACCTATGGCCAAGATTTTTTATGAGGATATACTTATGGCTTCTTTCTTTTACGGATATCCATTACTTATAGAAAATAATAAATATGGGATCGTTAGATATTTTGAAGAACGTGGTTATGACGGTTATGTATTGGATAGACCAGATCACTTAAAATCATCTAGTTACAGTAGTAACGTTAAAACAAAAGGCATCCCGTCTAACTCACAAGATGTACTCCAAGCTCATGCTCAAGCTGTAGAAGATTATATCCATCAACATGTGGGGTATAATGAGGAAGGGGATATGGGAAGGATGTATTTCAACCGCACGTTAGAAGACTGGATAGGTTTTAAAATAAACGATAGAACAAAGTATGACCTTACGATAAGTTCTGGCCTGGCTTTGCTCGCTTCTCAAAAGGTAGAGAAGAAAATAAAACGCACTAATTTTGAAGAGAAAACTTTTTTCAGAAAATACAAATACAACTCTTCGGGCCCCTCAATTCTAAAAAAGTGAAAAACAGTATATTTGCAGATATGACAACTGAAGCATAATGGAGTACGGACAAAGTAAAGGAACATACGGCAACTTCCCAGATCCATTTGCAAGTCCCATAGAAAAGGCTTCAAATGAATACGGACTGAAATACGCTAAAGCTATCCACGGGCAGTGGGGCTCTGGTGAAGACTCTTCATCACTACTAAATCGTAGGATGTATGAGTTTGAAAAAAATAGAGACTACGCTAACGGAACGCAGGACACTTCTATCTATAAACAAATACTTAACTCTCTGGATCCTAACAATGGTGACGGGACGTTACTTAATATAGATTGGTCCCCTGTACCTATCGTACCTAAGTTTGTAAAGGTTGTTGTAAACAGAATACTTTCCCGTAAGCCGTACCCTGCTGTCGAAGCTATAGATCCTATATCTAAGCAAGAAAAAGAAATGCAGAAGGCTAAGATAAACTCTACAATAAAAAACAAAACAGAGTTTGCAGAGGCTAAGCAGCTTGGATTAACTATGGAGCTTGATCCAGAAAGCGTACCAGATACTACTGAGGAAGCAGAAATATTCTTAGACGAAAACATAAAAACTAGCGCAGAGATAGCAGCGCAGTTGGCTACGTCTCTAACTTTAGATTGGAATGATTTCGATGAGCATATATATAGACGCTCTGTCAATGATCTTGTCACGTGCGGTATAGGTGTTGTAAAAAGAAATAACGATCCTAACTACGGTATTACTGAAGAGTATGTAGATCCTTCATTCTTCGTACATAGCTATACTGAAGATCCCAATATGAATGACATCGTTTATGCAGGTCATGTAAAGCGTATGTCTATTATGGATCTAAAGCGTATGGCTGGCGACGAGTTTACAGAAAAGGAGTATGAAGAAATGGCGCAGAAGGTTATGCATAAAAGCTATAACGATTCTGGTAAGTTTGCTAGCGGAGGTTACGACAGAAGTGGTAGAAAGATGACGTATGGATATGACGATTACCTTATCGATGTTTTACAGTTTGAGTTTAAAAGCGTAGACGAAGTTTTCTATGAGAGTAAAGAATCTCAGTTTGGCAATGTAGGATTTTACTTCAAGGGCAGTGAGTACAAGCCAGTTTCTGATTCTGTATACAACAGGCAGCCATATAAGATGGATGTAGAAACGATATACGGAGGGTGCTATATTGTAGATAGCGGTAGGTTGTTTAACTACGGTCAACAAAAGAACATTCCTAAAAATGTTCATGATATATCTAAGTGTACACTTTCTTATAGTATAGCCTGCACAAATATTAGGAGAATGATGCCTAAGTCTTTGGTAGGTAGCGTTACTGGATTTGCTGATCAACTACAATTAACACATTGCAAGATCCAACAAGCTATTGCTAAAGCTAAGCCTGATGGATTGATTATAGATATAGAAGGTTTAGAAAACGTGCAGCTAGGTAGGGGTGGTGAGCTTAGTCCTTTAGAGATTCAAGATATATACGAGCAGACAGGTATTATGTACTATCGCTCTAAGAATCCAGAGGGAGGTTTCCAAAACCCACCGATACGTTCTATAGAAAATCAGATAAGAAACATAAACTCTTTTATTAGTTTATACAATCACTACCTACGTATGATTCGTGACGCCACTGGTGTTAACGAAGTTATGGATGCTTCTACTCCAAAAGGTGACGCTCTTGTTGGTGTTCAGCAGCAGGCTATCGCTGCAGGTAATAACGCATTGTACGATATTACTAACGCATCCCTTGTTTTATATAAGAAGGTATGCTCTGATATTGTTAAGTGTTTACAGATTATTCCAGAAGAATCTATTCTTTATGGGGTATATGAAAAAGCTATAGGTAAACACAGTATGGAAATCCTTACGTCATTTAAGGATTTACCTATGTACAACTTCGGTGTACAGGTTGTTAAAACTATGTCTGATGATGACCGCATCTTCTTAGAGCAAAATCTTCAAGCTTCTTTAGCTCAGAAAGAAATAGATCTAGAGGACGCTATGGCTGTACGTCAGTTAAAGGATATCGATCAAGCTCAAAAGCTTCTTATCGTAAGAAGAAAGAGAAGGATAAAAATGCTTCAGCAGCAGCAGCAGCAAAACATACAGGCTCAGTCTCAAGCTAACGCTCAAGCAGCTCAAGCTGCTTCTCAAGCTAAGCAGCAAGAGATGCAGATGCAGGCTCAGCTCGAAGCACAAAAAATACAACTTAAAGGTCAGGTAGACGTTCAGGTAGCTCAGGCTATGCATCAGATGAGTATGCAGCTAGAGCAGTTAAAGGCTCAGATGGTTGGGGGAACTCGCTCTGGGGAGCAGATGTTTAGAGAGAAGCTCGAAACAATGAAGGACGATAGAAAAGACCAAAGGGTAAAGAAGCAAGCTGTAGAGCAATCTAAACTTATCTCTCAAAGAAAAGGTGAGCGTGCTCCCTTAGCAGATGTAGAGTCTGACAATCAAGATATACAAAACTTTTTACAATCAATGATATGAGTTCAGTAGTAAACCTCGATGTATCCAAAAGATTAGATATCACCTGCAGAAAGGGCGATACGTTTAATCTTGTTATAAATGTTACTGACGCTGCTGGCGCAGCAGTAGATCTTACTACGTACTCTTTTAAAATGGAGGTGCGTGCTACAGATACTTCTGAGGATTCTGTTATAACAAATGATCAGTTGACCATTACTGGAACATCTGGCGGTGTTATTACAATTACTATTCCAGCAAACATTATGGCTGGTATTACTAGCGGATTGTACACGTACGATCTACAAACGATAGTAGCTGGTGTAACTCAAACATGGCTTCAAGGTGTGTTGCAAGTAAATGAGGATGTTACAGTATGAGCGATATAAACTTAAGCATATCGACAGGCACTAATGTGCTCACTCAGGCCGTAGGCAGTGATGAGGTAAACTTAGCTTTATCTAGCACTACCAATGTGCATACTACAGCTATACAAACACAAAATACTATTTCTATAGATCTTGTTGGTTCTGTTACTCCAACAAGTTTATTAGGCCTTACCGATGTAAATGCGTCGTCTATTACGAATACTCAAATTTTACAATTTGACTCTTCTAGTGATACTTTTATAGCTTCTGACTTTGATTTAAATGCTTTGACTGATGTAACAATATCTTCTATTGCGAATAATCAAGTGTTGGCTTATGATGCTACGTCAGGAAATTTTGTTAACGTAAGCTTAGACTCAGACTCTTTCAATATAGACGCCTCTGAGATAGCTATAAACCTAGGTAGCGGTTTTGCAGGTAGGCTTGTTACAGTAAATGCTGACGGTACTTTAAACGCTGAGACTAAGGCTCTTTGGGATACAGCAGGCGGTGAAGCTTTGCAATTAATAAGCCTCGATCAAGGTGAGCCTGGTATAATTTTAGATAACCGCAACTCAGCAAGCGAAAACCCTTCTTATATTCGTTTTAGAAAGGACAAGGGTGCTGCTGGAGCTGATGGTGACGATATAGGTAAAATAGATTTTATGTCGGACGACTCAGCGCAAAGTCAAACTACGTTTGTTCAGATTCTAGGTGAGGTAGCAGTAGCAGCAGATGGTCAAGAAGGTGGTAAGCTTACTTTAAGTGTAGCTTCACATGATGCTGAAATACAACCAGGATTGGTTATTTCCGATGGTGATACTGAGGACGAGGTAGATGTTATCATAGGTAACGGTGCAGCATCCCTTACTACGGTGGCAGGGGATCTTTCAGTAACAACAGGGCTTATACTGGATAGCGTTGATGTAACCACAATACAGACTTCTGCTGAGTCATTTGCTAATAACGACACTAGCTTGATGACGTCTGCCGCTATTCAAGATCAAATTCTTGCAGATGCTCCAGCTGTAACTCTAGCTGGTACACCAGACTATATTACTATATCAGGTCAAGAGATTACAAGAAATCAAATCGACCTAACAGCTGATGTAACAGGAACGCTACCTGTTGCTAACGGCGGTACAGGCAGTACTTCTACAACATATTGTGATTTAACATCTAATGTAACAGGAGTTTTACCTGTTCCTAACGGTGGTACGGGAAGTAGTTCTCATGAGCTCAACGGCGTGTTAATTGGAGCTTCCGCAGCCGATATTACATCAACTACTAACTTTTCATGGAACAACGGTACTGGTAATATGTATGTGAAAAGCACCGACAGTGCAAAGCCAGTTGTTGAAATACAAAACCTAACAAACGACGCAACATCTTCAGAAATTTTATTTAGAAAGCTTCGTGGAGGCGTTTTAAATGATATGGTAGATGGTGATAATCTAGGTAAAATTACATTTCATGGCTTGGATGATGGATCTCCTGGCAATCAGCAATACGCAGAAATACTTGGAGATGTTCTTGACTCAGCATCTGGAGGAGAAAGGGGTAGGCTTAGGTTCAAAGTCGCTGAATTTGATGGCACTGTTACAACAGGATTACAGATCGATGGAGCAGACCAAGACGGAGAAGTTGATGTAACAATAGGAGCAGGTGCTGCTTCAACAACTACTATAGCTGGTACTCTTACCATGGGTAGTACGGCAGCTATGACAAATGCTGGTTTACTTTCTGTAGCGAATCAATCTAATGTAACTGGAGTAGGTACTATATCTTCTGGAACGTGGCAAGGTACGGCTATCGCTAGTGCTTACTTAGACGCCGACACAGCTCACTTAAGTGGTACTCAAACGTTTAGTGGAGACAAAACGTTTTCAGGTAAATGCACTATAGATTCAAGAGTATTTGATATTCCTGGAACTAACGACGGTGATCATACGGCTGGAGACGTAGTGTACTTTGGTAGCACTACAAGCATGACTGCGGGTAAGATTTATTATTTAACTAACGGCGGGCAATGGGCAGAAGCCAATGCTGGCGCTGAAGCTACAGCAACGGGTTTACTAGCTATATCTTTAGGCACGGCATCAAATACTGACGGTATGTTATTAAGGGGTATGGTTACTCCATCAGCTCCTGCAGGCACGGATGATGACGGTAAAAAAGTTTATCTAAGATCTACGGACGGAACATGTACTACGGATATACCAACAAGCAGCGGGCATTTTGTAAGAATAATAGGTTATATGCTTAGCCCCAGCTCCGACCTAATTTATTTCTGTCCTGATAACACATTTGTGAAAATAGCATAATGGGTTATATAGATAAAACATTAAGATTTACTTCTGATAAAATATATTATACAGATGAGGCATTTGGAGGGGAAATGCAGGTTATGATGTCTTGGGAAGATCCTATAATGAAAGCCTCTGCTGACTATGTATGTGAAGGGGGTGGAGATATATTAGAGATAGGTTTTGGTATGGGTATATCTGCTGGGCATATTCAATCTAATTCTATATTATCCCACACGATAGTAGAAAACCACCCTCAAGTTATAGAAAAAGCTAAGGCTTGGGCTGCAGATAAACCTAATGTCACCATAGTAGAGGGAGACTGGTATGAAGTAAAAGATTCTTTGTCTACTTACGATGGAGTATTTTACGATACATGGGGGGAAGATGACTGGAGTTTATTTGCTATTGTTATACCGTCATTATGTAAGTCTGGAGCAAAAGTTACATGGTGGAATGCAAATACTTCTGCTAATACTATTCATAACATAGATAATGTTTTATACGAAAGTATTTCTGTAAACCCTGATTCTAATATGTATTTTAACTCGACTACATATTACCTCCCTAAAAAAGTATTTTAAATGCCTACTATAAACTTAAATAAAGGTGGTAGGATTATAGGTACAGTAGACTCATCTCAAGCAGCAGCTAGAGATGAAGCCTCTGGTACATCTACAGCACAAGGCACAGCTCAAATTAGTGCTGTTCAATACTTTAAAAACACAGGTAGAGGTGCAGGTACATTTAGATATATAAGATCTTTTTTACAATTTGATTCATCATCTATTACATCTGCAGTAGGTACTGCTGTTTTAAATATAGAGAGTGAAGGTACATCTGACACTGCTGATGTTATAGTTTGTGCAAGTGATGCTTTTGGTGGGGCAAGTGATGATCTTATAAATGACGATTTTAATAATGTAGATTTTACTACTGCATATTCGAGTCAAGTTTCTACTTGGAATGATAACGGAGCAAATAATGCTATTACATTAAATGCGGCAGCTCGTACAGCTATTCAAAATAATAATAGTTTTATATGTGCTGTTGTAGATCATGATAGTGACTTCCAAGATACTGACAGTCTTTCTGGTAGCGGAAATACAACTGTAGGCATAGATTTTTCTGGGACAATAACTTTAGTGGTTACGTTAGCAGGATATGGTAATGATGTTAATCTAGTAGCTAGTGCTAACATAGGTGAGGTTAATGGTGTAGCTAGTGGTGATATAAGCGAAATAATAGGAGTGTAAATAAATTATATTTGTGACATGAAAAACAAATCTTACTTATTGGTTTTTTTATTTTGGGTGGTAGCATCATGTGTATTAGCTCAAGGAAGTTGGTTGGATGTGCAGGTTCAAACAGATCAGTATGCTGGGGAGACTTCTTGGGAAATACTTAATGAAGACTCTGAGGTAGTAGCAGTAAGCCCTCCATATCAGAACAATACCTTTCAAAATCACATGGTATTCCTACCATCTGGAGATTACGAGTTTGTAATGATGGATGCTTTTGGTGACGGGATATGCTGTCAGTTTGGAGAAGGGTGGTATAGGATAAGCAATACATGTGGGTTAGATACAGCAGTGTATGATTTTGATACAGCTTTAGACACTATACCTTTTACTTTAAATCCCTGCATACCTCCTCTTCCTGGATGTACTAATCCTGTTGCGAACAACTACAACCCATGGGCTAACATTGATAACGGAAGTTGTAATGTATTTGAATGTGACTCTACGGAAACTCTAGTGTCAATGGATCTCACGTTAGATACATGGCCTGGAGAAACTGGGTTTACTTTAGTTAATATAGCTGATGGACAGCCTTATGATCAAGTAATACCTGGTGAGTTTGACTTTGGCGATCAGCTTGTTACATATACTTACAACTTTTGTGTTAGCTTAGGTTTTGAATTAATATTGGCAGACGAGTTTGGAGATGGGTTAAACGGTTATGCTTCAGGTGGTCAGGACGGAGCTTGTGTTATCACGGCTTGCGATAGTGTGTTATGGGAATTAGAAGATCTAGCATTTACAGAGTTTGATGGAAACACGATGTACTCTGGCGCTATATTTACAGAGCCGTGCCCTCCAGCACCTCCTATCTACGGATGTATGGATGATGATTATGTAGACTATAATCCAGAAGCCGAGTTACCAGATACCTGCGAAACACTACACATCTGGGGGTGCACAAACCCAGAAGCTTTGAATTACGATAGTACTGCAACGATAGCAGATCTTGTGGGCCCGTGCAGTATACAGATTGTTCTTGAGGATGATGCGGCTGACGGATGGGGTAACTCTACTATAGGTATGGTGCAGGGTGAGCAGCAGTGGCTGTTTACCGTAGGTCCTGGCGAGTTTTTTCAGTCATGGGATATTGTGCTAGACTCTGATGAAGAAGTCGATATATACTACTTCCAAGCTGGTAATCAACAGCAATCATCTCAAGAGCTAGCCTTTCAGACGTTACATAACTCTGTGTATGTCCTTAACGAAGCTGGGGACACTTTATTGTCTGAAGGCAGTAACCCATTTATAAACAACGGACAGGGTGCTCTTCAACCATTTACAGGTCCTAACTGGACGGTATATCACTTTACGCCGTATTGCGGAGACAGTTGTATACCTTATATATATGGTTGTACGGATGCGGCTGCTTGTAACTACAACCCTGAAGCTAACACAAATTCTGACTGCAATTATCCAGTAGAGTATTACGACTGCAATAATAGCTGTGTAAATGACTACGATGGTGATGGGGTATGTGACGAGTTAGAAATAGTTGGCTGTCAAGATCCTACAGCGTTTAATTATAATGCTTTAGCAACAGACGCTGGAGAGTGTATCCCAGTAATATTCGGATGTACTGATCCAACGCAGTTTAATTACAACCCAGATGCTAATACGGAAAACGGAAGCTGTATTGCTTATATATATGGGTGTATGAATCCAGATGCATTTAACTACAACGTCGATGCAAATACAGAGTTAGAGGATTCTTGTGTAGAGGTAGTAGCAGACTGTATGGATCCTGATGCATATAACTACAATGAGTTAGCAAACACTCCAGATGAAGAATCTTGCTTATATGACGCAGGTTGTATCACAGGACCTGGTGAGCCATATTGGCTTAACGATGGGTGTTACGCTTGGATTATTGATATAGATCCTTACTGCTGCGAAGTCGCTTGGGATGAAGCGTGTGTAGATCTATACTCTTATTGTGAGCAAGGCTGGCCGCAGGGCGTATATGATATACACGATATATACAGTGTATACCCTAACCCAACAAACGGATTATTGTATATACAAGCCCCATCAACAGCTATGATATCTCTGTATAACTATTTAGGTGAAGTTGTTATACAAACTTCTGATAAAACAATAGACCTCTCACACCTTTCAAACGGTGTGTATGAGGTCGTTATACAATACAACTCTAGAATTATTAAAAAGAAAATAATTAAATCATGAAGGTTAATTGGATTAATAGCTGGAACGCTAACAACAAAAAAGAAAAGTATCATTTAGAATGGAGGTTAGGAACAATCACCATCTTAGAAATACGTTACGCAAAAAAGTTTAGATTTATGGTTTTAAATGTAGGATTTGAAGTGTGATGTTACCAGAGCAATTAAATAACTGCCGTAAGTACAGAAGGTTACAGTTTTTTCTTTACATGACAATAATGCTTGTCGTGTTTATTCTTGGTACGTCTTTAGACGCAAAAGGACAGACGTTAAAGAAGACATTTAAGTTTGCTACTTTTTATGCAGCTGTTAGCGGCGGTAATTCTGTAGCTGATGATAATATTTATTCTGTAACAAATGGATTACAAACAGATGTTGTAGAAACACCTTTTGATTACTCTATGACTTTAGGCGTTAGAAAGATTGCTAGGTTTGGATATGAAAATAGAGCAAATACTTTTTACAACGGTACTGAAAGATCGTATAGTGATGCTGCAAACATTGGTAAGGTAAAGGGGTTTGAGTTTTTGTTTGAAGCTGATTGGCGTAGACAACAGGGTAGAAACTTTCTAGATCAAGATTACTTCCTCCGTTACGTAGCAAAAAACTGGATAGCTAAAGCTGAGTACCTGCAAGATGGTTTTGCTGATGTCGAATACTTTGAGGGTTCTCAACGTTTACGTTTAAACGTCAATAGTAAGTTTAGTTTTAACGTAGGTATAGCTCAGCGTATATCAGAGCCATATGGTTACAATCCCTTAGACCAGTGGGTACTACCTAACGGAAATTTACACTACACAAGTTTAGCTATACAAGAGGGATATACTGTTGACGTACAAGCAGAAGAATACTTTACTCCTAACGGAGAGCTTATTGCAAATAGTTCTGATGTATGGGAGCAGGTTGTTATCCCTCAAGTGATAGATGACTATGTAGATCGTAAGCGTAGCGAGCTGCCTAATCAATGGAACTATTCTGTTGTTTTAGGTTATGACTATTACCACTTTACAAAAGATTACTGGCTGCATTCTTGGGTTAGCGTTATGCCATATCACTTAAAGACAGAGGGTGAGTACTCTTACTTTGAAACCACTGACGGGGCTCAATGGATCGATTACGGTGCAGGCCTTATCTTTGGGTGGAGATTAAATAAAAGTCTTGGTGTTTTCTTAGAAGGTAAATACAATAAGTATTGGAATAGAGAATGGCATGACTTTACTGTAGGACTAAATTATGTGATACTATAATGGCAAAACAAATTGGAGAGGATACTAAAGTAACACTAGATCTAAAGACAATAGGAATGGGTGTAGCAGGGCTAGCAGCCCTTATCGGGATGTGGTTTGCTCTTCAAGCAGACATAGCTTTAGCTAAAGAACTGCCTGAGCCACTACCTGCAGAAGTTACACGTATGGAGTTTGATATGAAAGATCAACTGATCCGTCAGACTATTATGACTACACAAGAAGATGTAACCGAAATTAAAGACGATATGAAACGTATCGAAGAAAAGATAGATAACCTGTAATGATGAAAAATGAAAACTGTTCTAGTATCTGTATTATCGCTTCTATCATTATTAATGGTGGTGCATGTATCTCCTCTGGAGAGTGCCCCAGGAATTAATAAAGACGGCATATGTGTTGCAGAGTTTAACGCTTCGTTCAACTCTCAAAACAGTGTGCCTTGGATAGAAAAGCTAAACGACTGCACAACAACCCGTGTAGACATTGCCGTTGCTCCAGAGTTACAAATGGAGCACAAGATCGTCGTGGTCCCAACAATCGTTGTGTTCAACAACGGAGAAGAAGTGGATCGCTTTCAGGCGAATATTATGATGACGATGGAGGCGAGCAAGAGTGATGTGCAGGGTGCTGTTGACGAAATTATAATGAGCGACTTCTAATGGCTATAAAAGACAAATTAAAAAAGCTTGGGCTTAAAGGAGTTAACAAACCAAAGCTTACAAGAAACCACCCTACTAAAAAGGCTGTGGTTCTTTCTACGATAGGCCCTGGGCAAGAGGGAGGAAAGGTAGTGCGTTTTGGTGATCAGAAGATGGGGAACAACTACAGCCCCGAAGCACGAAAAGCTTTTAAGAGTAGACACGCAAAAAATATTAAACGTAAAGGTAGTGCCGCATATTGGGCTAACAGATTTTTATGGAAAGCAGGGGGGCACAGTAAGCGTCCACCAAAGAGTCAGAAGAAGACATTCGGCAAAAAATAAGATTTCCTAGATTCCCTATATTTGCACTATATAAAAGAAGAAATTAAAATAAGATGGCGACACTAACACCGACTTTATCATTTTCAAGTTCAGACACCTCATCAGATACTCTGAGTTTTTCTGTCACTACTAACTTAACTGTAGGAGCTCCTACGGTTGATGTTGCTAGAACAAGTATTGCTACAGGCTCTGCGCAAGCATTGATTGCATCAAACAGCGCTTTTTCATATGCGTATATAAAAGTTGTTTCTGGAGCTAACAGCACGGACTTCTTGCAAGTAAAGATTGATGGTAACGTAGTCTTCAAAATTAGAGTTGGAGAGTTTGCTTTCTTCCCACTGTATAACGCTTTAGCTATTACAGCTGAATCATACGGAGGGGCGACATCTGTAGAATACGGATTTTGGTCTGTTTAATAATTAAGAAACTATGGCATACTCACTTATAAAATTAACACCGACAACAGTAGCTGCTGAATTAGCTCTTGGTGAGGTATTATTTGATTCAACAGAGGTTGTACTTCCAGCTCATACATGTAAGCTAGTTAGCGCTACAATAGTAGATTATCAAAAGAAACTTACAGCTGAAGATGTTTCTCTTATATTTCATCATGATAATGCTGGGGGAAGTTTTGGAGATTCAGGTTCTTCTGAAGGTTTATCTAGCGCTAACGCTGTGTTAAATCAGCCTATTGCTGCTGTTAGATGTAATCACGAAGTAGAAGGAACTGGCACGAATTTTAATATTTTAACTAGCTATAGCGCAACTGGGAGTTCTGCACCAATAGCAGGTCCAGTAATTTTATCTAAAGACAAGTCTGATGACAAGCTATATGTTATGGGTAAAATTGTTGTTTTAAGTACCGCTGGCACCCTAGCAGGAACAAATGCTGATGGAAGCGACTTAGTTGTGTACTTGGGATTCGAGTACTAAAGCGTATATAAATAAATTTAATGTAATATGAATAAAGACTTAGAAGAAGCAATGGCGTCAGCTGGCTTCGCTATTAGCGATGCGCCACCTACGCAAGAAGCTCCTACGCAGGAGCCACAAGAAACCGAGGTTCAGGCACAACCTGAGGCCGAGGTTTCAGCACCTACCCCAGAGCCACAAACTCAACAGGTAGAAACACCGCAGGCCGAACAGCCTGTACAACAGGAAGCGAAAGCAGAAGATATAAATGTAGACCACGAGGTTCTTCAATTCCTAAGCGAAAGGCTTGGTAAAGACTTCGATAGTTTTGATTCTATTTCTGAAGCTATTTCTTATAAACCCGTAGAAATTGATGAGCGTGTAGCAGCAATCAACAAATTCGTCGTAGAAACTGGTAGAACACCAGAGGAGTGGTATAGATACCAATCATTAGATCCATCCGAAATGGATGAGATGTCCTTAGTGCGTTTGCAAGTTTCCGCTGAAAACCCTAGTCTTACATCTGATGATGTAGCTCTGTTACTTAAAAACAAGTACAAGCTAGACCAGGATTACCACAGTGAAGATGAAATAAAGTTGTCTACGCTTCAGCTTAAAATGGATGCGGAAAAAGCTCGTAAATCTATTACAGAATTAAGATCTTCATACGAAGCTCCTGCACTAGAAACGAGCAACATGGATAGTCCTATCGACGAGAATTGGGTTAATAACATGTCTGCTAGAACAAATAACTTCGGTTATTTAGAGTTTGATTTACCAGGAAGCGAAACGTTTAAGTTTGGTATTGACGACAACTACAGAAAGCAGCTTGTACAAAAAAACTCAAAGCTTGATGAGTACTTCAACGATTACGTAAGTGATTCTGGAGATTGGAACTTTGATAAGCTTAATGCACACAGGGCTCTTGTAGACAACATAGATAGTATCGTATCGTCAATTTATAATCAAGGATTGAGTGATGGGAGAAAAGGTGTTGTAGCACAAGCAGCTAATGTTGACGCAAGCAGACCAAATATCAATCAACAACCAGATCAAAGAAATAAACTTGAAGAACAATTATTAAGCGCACTCGGAGGTGGTACTGGCATGACATTTAAAGTATAACTACAAAAATTGTAAATCATGGCTATTACACAATCTACAGGTACGTTTAGCTCTGCCCCTAAAGGCATCAACAACAACCTGTACAATTTGGCTGATCCAACGAAGTATACTTCGTTGTACGACTTCATTGATGAAGTAAACGCCCCAGACGTACGTGCTAAGCTATCGAAGTCTTTCGGTAATCAAGGCATTTCTGGATTTTTAAAAATGACTGGAGCTATTAAGTCTAACGGTACTGCTGATAATGTTCAGTATTTCGAAGAAGCTCGTCTACACCAAACGCAAACTGCTACTATTGCTAGTGCTGTTGACAAAGATGGAAGTGCTCAAGCATCTGACCTTACAGATATTGCTGGAGGATTAATCTTTGACACAGTGCTTGCTACAAGTGAAGCTTCTTTTAACGACGCTTCTTCTGCTCAAGTTGTTTGTCGTGTAGGAGATATTCTTCTTATCAACGGTGTTGATCGCTTATTAGTTACTGCTGCTACTACAACAGGCTTTACTACTAAGCCTCTTCTTGGAGCTAACGCTAATGACGGCGCTGCTGCCCCAACTGTAGCTTTAGTTGACGAGACGGCATACACAATGCCTATTATCGGTAACATGTTCGCTCAAGGTTCTGATCAACCAGATCGTTTCCTAGAGTCTAACGTTGTTAAGAGAACTAATCCTTACGCTATCGTAAAGGAGTCTTTCGAGGTTTCTGGATCACAAGCTACTAACATCGGTTACATCGATGTAGGTGGTGGTGACTACCGTTACTACATCAAGTCTGAGATGGATACTCGTCAGCGCTTTATGGATAAGCGTGAGATGGTAATGCTTCTTGGACAGAAGGTAACTAACATCGATATTTCAAACGGTATCACTGATATCGACGGTACTGAGGGATACTTCTCAGCATTAGAAGATCGTGGTATGGTAACTTCAGACCTTATCGGTTCTGCTGGTCTTACTGACCTAGATGCTCTAATTAAGGAGATGGATAAGAACGGATGTCCTGCTGAATATGCTGTTTACTCAGCTACTCGCCAAGACCTTCTTCTTGACGATATGGTTGCTGGCGCTGGTGCTGGTGCTAACGTTACTGCAGGTGTTGCTGCAAGCTTCGGAGCTTTCAACAACGACAGAGACATGGCTCTAAACCTTGGGTTTAAGTCTTTCTCTCGTGGCGGATACACGTTCCACAAGAACAGCTTTAAGCTTCTTAACGATCCAACACTTCTTGGTAATGACGACGTTCATAACAGACTAGCTGCTGGTGTGATGATCCCTCTTGCTAACGTAGTAGATCCACGTTCAGGTGAAAGAGCTCCTGCTCTAGAAATGAACTTTAAGGCTGCTGGCGGTTACAACCGTGAGATGGAGCACTGGGTAACTGGTGGTGGTGTTCTTGGTTTCACTAACGATACTCAAGACGTTGCTAAGTTTCACTACCGTTCAGAGTGTTGTCTAGTAACAAGATCTGCTAACCAGCACGTTCTTATTCAAGGTACTGTTTAATCTTTTAATTGCTAGAACATATGAAAACATTTATATTTCACTCAGACACTATTAATAGTGATACTGCTACAGAAAATGCTGCTGCAACGCACAATGATTATCTGGTAATTCCACAGCATAAGTTGACTAAGATGGCTGCTACCAACGGAGGTTTAAAATTGTTCTTCGATGATGCGAAGGACAAGGACGCTCTTTCCAATGGTACCGATGCGAAGCTGGCTTTCCCCAAGCTGGTTGTTACTCTTACAGTAGCAAACGCAAGCATCCCTACGGCTGCTGAGCGTATTGCTACGCTTATGAACAAGTCTAAAACTGCATTTATTAAATTTGATGATGTTAATTCAGACTATGATGTTGAGCAAGTAACGGCTGTTAGCATCCTGAATACTTCTGATTCTGCTGCTGTTTCGTAACAGGCAATCTATTTTTGAAAGGGGGAGGGAATGGCTCTCCCCACTTTCCTTTTAATTTAATACGATTTAATTATGACACAAGAAAAAACTACGGTACAGCGAGGCCGTCCTATAGCTCGCAAAGAGACTAGCCCTGCTCCAGAGGCAGCGCCAAAGAAAGCTGTAAAAGCTAAGAAGTCTACAATCAAAAGAACACTTCCTAATGAAGAAAAACTACCTAAGCTGTATGAAACTATCGGCGGTAAGGGAGGTGTGTTTTTTAAACTAAGAGCAAACAGACTTACTGTATTTGATGATGAGACAGGGCAAAGAAGAGCAATTAGATACTGCCCAGGAGAGCCATCTATTTATGTAGACGAGCAATCAGATCAAGCTGTTAGAGAACATGTAGTGTTTAGAAATAAAATGCTTCTTGTTCGTTACGATCAACCTACACTTAGAGAGTTTTTAGATAAGCACCCAGACAACTATGCAAATGGTGGTGGTGCATTTAAGCTCATAGATAAAACTGTAGATGTAGAAAAAGAAATAGAAGACGAGTTCTTAGTACACGATGCTATATCTTTAATTAAAGCTAGACCTATAGAGGAGCTTCTACCTGTAGCTATGTCTTTGAAAATCAATACAAATCAAAAAGACCTTCAACTAAAAAGAGCTTTGGTATTATACGCTAAGAAAAAACCACAGACGTTTATCGAGATGTTCGATAACCCACTTGTTCACGCACGAACTAGTGTAATGCAAGCCATGGACTTCCAGATCATATCAGAAAAAAAGGGAGTTATTGTTTGGTCAGATACAGGAAAACTCGTAGTTTCGGTTCCTGTAGGACAGGATGCAATTGATACCATGACACGCTTTTGTTTAACAGACAAGGGCTCAT